GCCAGCCCCTTAACGGGGCGACACTCCACCATGATCACTCCCCTGTGAGGAACTACTGTCTTCACGCAGAAAGCGTCTAGCCATGGCGTTAGTATGAGTGTCGTGCAGCCTCCAGGCCCCCCCCTCCCGGGAGAGCCATAGTAGTCTGCGGAACCGGTGAGTACACCGGAATTGCCAGGACGACCGGGTCCTTTCCATTGGATCAAACCCGCTCAATGCCTGGAGATTTGGGCGTGCCCCCGCAAGACTGCTAGCCGAGTAGCGTTGGGTTGCGAAAGGCCTTGTGGTACTGCCTGATAGGGTGCTTGCGAGTGCCCCGGGAGGTCTCGTAGACCGTGCAACATGAGCACACTTCCTAAACCTCAAAGAAAAACCAAAAGAAACACCAACCGTCGCCCAATGGACGTCAAGTTCCCGGGCGGCGGCCAGATCGTTGGTGGAGTTTACTTGCTGCCGCGCAGGGGCCCACGATTGGGTGTGCGCGCCACAAGAAAGACATCCGAGCGATCCCAGCCCAGAGGTAGGCGCCAACCTATACCCAAGGCGCGCCCATCTCAGGGCCGGACCTGGGGTCAGCCTGGCTACCCCTGGCCCCTGTATGGGAATGAGGGCTGCGGGTGGGCAGGCTGGCTTATGTCTCCCCGCGGCTCTCGCCCTTCTTGGGGCCCAAACGACCCCCGGCGTCGGTCCCGTAATTTGGGTAAGGTCATCGATACCCTGACATGCGGACTCGCCGACCTCATGGGGTACATTCCCGTCGTAGGCGGACCCTTGGGTGGCGTCGCGGCTGCGCTCGCACATGGTGTGAGGGCAATCGAGGACGGGATTAACTATGCAACAGGGAATCTTCCTGGTTGCTCTTTTTCTATCTTCATCCTGGCACTGCTCTCGTGCCTCACCACACCAGCCTCGGCGCTCACATACGGCAACTCCAGCGGGTTGTACCATCTAACCAATGATTGTCCACGCTCCAGCATAGTGCTGGAAGCGGAGGCCATGATCCTACACCTAGCTGGTTGTGTGCCTTGCGTGAGAGCCGGAAACATTTCACGCTGCTGGCATCCTGTTTCACCCACCCTGGCTGTACCGAATGCCTCGGTGCCTGCGAGCGGGTTCCGCAAACATGTGGATCTCCTCGCAGGCGCTGCAGTCGTTTGCTCTTCGATGTATATCGGAGACCTCTGCGGTGCCGTATTTTTGGCAGGACAGTTGGCTACCTTCAGTCCTCGCATCCACGACATAACGCAGGACTGCAATTGTTCGGTTTATACAGGCCATGTTACCGGCCACAGAATGGCGTGGGACATGATGATGAACTGGTCGCCTACCACTACCCTGGTCCTGTCGAGCATTCTGAGAGTGCCCGAAATAGTGCTCGAGGTGTTCGCCGGCGGTCACTGGGGTGTCCTGATCGCCATCGCCTACTTCGGCATGTCAGGCAATTGGTTGAAGGTAATCGCTGTGTTATTCCTGTTTGCAGGGGTAGAGGCAACCACCACCGTCGGCAGAGCGGCCGGCCGTTCTGCTTATCTCTTCACCTCCATTTTCTCGTCTGGTCCAAATCAGAAGATACAGCTTATTAACACCAATGGTAGCTGGCACATAAATAGGACCGCTCTAAACTGTATCGACAGTCTCCAAACTGGGTTTCTTAGCGCGTTGTTCTACCGCAGCAATTTCAACTCCACGGGTTGCTCAGAACGGCTTGGCGCATGCAAGCCCTTGGAACACTTCCAGCAGGGATGGGGCCCTATAACCCACAAGTCCAACATCACAGGGCCGTCTGAGGACCGGCCCTACTGCTGGCACTATGCTCCTAGGGAGTGTAGTGTAGTGCCGGCGTCATCAGTGTGTGGTCCTGTTTACTGCTTCACACCTAGCCCTGTCGTGGTGGGCACCACCGACAGGCTGGGCAACCCTACTTACAACTGGGGAGAAAACGAGACGGATGTGTTCATGCTAGAGAGCCTGCGGCCTCCGCAAGGAGGTTGGTTCGGGTGCACGTGGATGAACTCTACGGGCTTCACCAAGACCTGCGGAGCCCCGCCTTGCCAGTTAATCCCAGGAGACTATAATAGTTCTTCTAACCAGCTCCTGTGCCCTACTGACTGCTTCCGGAAACATCCGGAGGCCACATATCAGAAGTGTGGGTCGGGGCCCTGGCTGACCCCCAGGTGTCTGGTGGACTATCCCTACAGATTGTGGCACTATCCATGCACTGTCAACTACACAATACACAAGGTTCGCATGTTCATTGGGGGCGTTGAGCACAGGTTCGATGCCGCCTGTAATTGGACGCGTGGCGACCGTTGCGACTTGTATGACAGAGATAGGATTGAGATGAGTCCCCTCCTCTTTTCAACCACGCAGCTTGCTATCTTGCCTTGCAGCTTTACCACCATGCCCGCCTTGTCAACAGGACTTATACATCTCCATCAAAACATTGTAGATGTGCAATACCTCTACGGAGTCTCCTCGAGCATAGTATCGTGGGCCGTGAAGTGGGAGTATGTCGTCCTCATGTTTTTGGTCCTGGCGGATGCTCGAATATGCACTTGCCTTTGGTTGATGCTGCTCGTCGGCAAGGTCGAAGCAGCATTGGAGCGGCTCGTCGTCCTCAATGCAGCCAGCGCCGCGGGTACCGCCGGTTGGTGTTGGACCCTCATCTTCCTGTGCTGCGTGTGGCACGTGAAGGGGCGCCTTGTGCCCGCATGCACCTACACAGCTCTAGGCATGTGGCCGATTCTCCTGGTGATTCTGGCCCTGCCCCAACGGGCATATGCCTGGGACAATAGTCAGGCTGCATCACTTGGGGTCGTTGCCCTTCTGGTGTTGACAATCTTTACCCTCAGCCCTATGTACAAACAGCTGCTCACACACGCTATCTGGTGGAACCAATACATGTTGGCTCGGGCTGAAGCTATGATACATGATTGGGTGCCAGATTTGCGGGTCAGGGGCGGTAGGGATGCCATCATTCTGCTCACCTGCTTGTTACACCCACATCTCGGGTTTGAGGTCACAAAGATTTTGTTAGCCATCTTAGCCCCTCTGTATATCCTCCAGCACAGTCTGCTCAAGGTGCCCTACTTTGTGCGCGCCCACATCCTCCTGCGGGCTTGTATGTTCTTCCGCAAAGTGGCGGCCGGTAAATATGTGCAAGCTTGCCTCTTGAGGTTGGGCGCCTGGACTGGCACATACATATACGATCATCTAGCTCCTCTCAGTGAGTGGGCGAGCGACGGCTTGCGTGATCTAGCCGTAGCTGTTGAGCCAGTCATCTTTTCCCCCATGGAGAAAAAGATCATTACGTGGGGTGCAGACACCGCTGCGTGTGGCGACATCTTGAGGGGTCTCCCTGTGTCCGCGAGACTAGGGGACTTGGTGCTGCTGGGACCCGCGGATGACATGCGTCACGGAGGTTGGAAGCTTCTGGCTCCCATCACCGCATACGCCCAACAGACGCGGGGACTGGTTGGCACTATAGTGACTAGTTTGACCGGCCGCGACAAGAATGAAGCTGAGGGGGAAGTGCAGGTTGTATCAACAGCCACTCAGAGTTTCCTGGCGACCACTATCAACGGTGTCCTATGGACTGTTTATCACGGTGCTGGCTCGAAAAACCTTGCCGGACCAAAAGGGCCCGTATGCCAGATGTATACAAATGTTGACCAAGACCTGGTGGGCTGGCCAGCCCCCCTGGGGGCTAGGTCACTTGCCCCCTGCACCTGTGGGTCTAGCGACCTCTACCTGGTCACGAGAGGTGCTGATGTTATCCCTGCACGTCGTAGGGGTGATACTCGCGCTGCTCTTTTGTCCCCCAGACCCATAAGCACCCTCAAAGGCTCTTCAGGAGGCCCCCTTATGTGCCCATCAGGGCACGTAGTAGGGCTCTTCAGGGCGGCCGTGTGTACGAGGGGCGTGGCCAAGGCCCTGGACTTCATCCCTGTGGAGAATATGGACACAACCATGCGATCTCCTGTGTTTACCGACAACTCCTCGCCGCCTGCGGTGCCTCAGACCTACCAGGTGGGGTACCTGCACGCTCCGACGGGTAGCGGTAAAAGTACTCGTGTCCCGGCAGCTTACGCCACCCAGGGATACAAGGTGCTAGTTCTGAATCCGTCTGTAGCGGCAACGCTGAGCTTCGGGGCATACATGAGCAAAGCTCATGGTATAGACCCGAATATCCGGACGGGTGTCAGGACCATCACCACAGGGGGTCCCGTAACATACTCAACATATGGGAAGTTTCTGGCCGATGGGGGATGTTCAGGAGGAGCATATGATATCATCATCTGTGACGAGTGCCACTCCACAGACCCAACGACGGTGCTTGGCATCGGCACTGTCCTAGACCAGGCAGAAACCGCGGGGGTCCGCCTCACGGTGCTCGCTACGGCGACGCCGCCAGGCTCTGTCACTGTCCCCCATCCTAATATAACAGAGACAGCTCTCCCGACTACGGGGGAGATACCATTTTATGGCAAGTGTATCCCCCTCGAATTTATCAAGGGGGGAAGACATCTCATCTTCTGTCACTCAAAGAAGAAATGCGACGAACTGTCTAAACAACTAACCTCATTAGGTCTCAATGCTGTCGCATTCTATAGAGGTGTCGATGTGGCTGTGATCCCCACCTCAGGCGACGTCGTCGTCTGCGCGACGGACGCCCTTATGACCGGCTACACGGGCGACTTTGACTCTGTCATTGATTGTAACGTAGCCGTGACGCAGGTGGTAGACTTCAGCTTGGACCCAACTTTTTCCATAGAGACCACCACAGTCCCCCAAGACGCTGTCTCGAGAAGCCAACGGCGTGGTCGCACGGGACGAGGAAAGCCGGGGGTGTATAGGTTTGTCTCGCAGGGGGAAAGACCTTCAGGTATGTTTGATAGCGTCGTGCTCTGTGAAGCTTATGACACGGGGTGCGCATGGTATGAGCTAACTCCTGCAGAGACAACGGTTAGACTACGTGCCTACCTAAACACTCCCGGGTTGCCCGTCTGCCAAGACCACCTGGAGTTTTGGGAGGGGGTATTCACAGGATTGACTCACATAGATGCCCACTTCTTGTCCCAGACGAAGCAGGGGGGCGAGAACTTTGCCTACCTCGTGGCCTATCAGGCCACGGTGTGTGCCAGAGCCAAAGCCCCCCCGCCGTCATGGGACGTGATGTGGAAATGTCTCACCAGACTTAAGCCGACCCTCACAGGTCCTACCCCCCTCCTATATCGTCTGGGGGCTGTCCAAAATGAGATAGTAACAACACATCCAATCACAAAGTACATCATGACCTGCATGTCTGCAGACCTGGAAGTCATCACAAGTACGTGGGTAATCGTAGGTGGAGTCCTTGCCGCATTAGCAGCCTACTGTTTGACAGTGGGCTGTGTTGTCATCTGTGGCAGGATCGTGACAAGCGGCAAGCCTGCGGTTGTCCCTGATCGGGAGGTCCTGTACCAGCAGTTTGATGAGATGGAGGAGTGCTCTAAGCACATCCCCTACCTAGTTGAGGGTCAGCAGATTGCTGAGCAGTTCAAGCAAAAGGTCCTTGGGCTGCTCCAGGCCGGCACCAAACATGCAGAAGAACTGAAACCCGCTATCCATTCCACGTGGCCCAGGGTGGAGGAGTTCTGGAGGAAACACATGTGGAACTTTGTTAGTGGGATTCAGTACCTGGCGGGCTTATCAACACTACCAGGTAGTCCGGCGGTGGCGTCGCTAATGTCATTCACAGCGTCCTTGACTAGTCCTCTAAGGACCTCCCAGACCCTGTTGCTCAACATATTGGGCGGCTGGATAGCTTCCCAAGTAGCTCCCCCCTCCGCGTCCACAGCTTTCGTCGTGAGCGGCTTAGCAGGCGCCACGGTGGCCAGCATAGGACTGGGGAGGGTTATTGTTGACATCCTTGCCGGGTACGGGGCCGGTGTGGCGGGTGCACTGGTCGCCTTTAAGATCATGAGCGGCGAGTGTCCATCAACAGAGGACATGGTGAACTTGCTACCCGCCTTGCTGTCGCCGGGTGCCCTTGTGGTGGGAGTTGTGTGTGCTGCCATCCTGAGACGCCACGTTGGCCCCTCTGAAGGCGCTAACCAGTGGATGAACAGGCTAATAGCCTTTGCCTCCAGGGGCAACCATGTCTCTCCTACACACTATGTGCCCGAGACGGACGCATCAAACAAAGTCACCCAAATACTCAGTTCACTTACCATCACTAGCCTGTTACGCAGGCTACACCAGTGGATTCACGAGGATACGTCCACGCCTTGCGCGTCCTCATGGCTGCGAGACGTGTGGGACTGGGTGTGTACAGTGCTATCTGACTTCAAGACCTGGCTCAAGGCCAAAATAACGCCCCGCATACCTGGAATCCCCTTTATATCTTGCCAGGCAGGGTATAGGGGAGTTTGGGCTGGTGACGGGGTGTGTCACACCACTTGCTCATGCGGGGCTCAAATTGCTGGACACGTGAAGAACGGGTCTATGAAGATCACAGGACCCCGGATGTGCAGCAACACTTGGCATGGAACGTTTCCGATCAACGCCACAACTACCAGCCCTAGTGTGCCGGTACCGGCCCCCAACTACAAACGCGCTCTCTGGCGAGTTTCCGCTGAGGAGTACGTTGAAGTAGAGAGGCACGGCGACCGTCACTATGTGGTGGGAGTCACTGCTGATGGCCTTAAATGCCCTTGCCAAGTTCCCGGACCTGAGTTCTTCACTGAGGTGGATGGCGTAAGGATACATCGTTATGCGCCACCCTGCAAACCCCTGCTTAGAGATGAGGTGAGCTTCTCTGTGGGCCTCCTAGAGTTTGTTGTGGGGTCTCAGCTCCCTTGTGAGCCAGAGCCTGACGTGACCGTAGTCACGTCAATGCTCACTGACCCCTCACACATCACCGCAGAGACAGCCTCTCGGCGCTTGAAGAGGGGATCTCCCCCCTCCCTGGCGAGTTCATCCGCCAGCCAGTTGTCAGCGCCATCACTTAAAGCCACTTGCACGGCGAACGGAGACCACCCGGACGCCGAGCTGATCGAGGCCAATCTCCTATGGAGACAGGAGATGGGAAGCAACATCACCCGGGTTGAGTCGGAGACCAAAGTTGTCATCCTCGACTCGTTTGATCCTCTGGTTGCAGAGTATGACGACAGGGAGATATCAGTGTCAGCAGAGTGCCATAGACCACCTAGGCCTAAGTTCCCTCCTGCTCTCCCGATTTGGGCCAGACCTGACTACAATCCACCTCTCCTACAGAAATGGCAAATGCCCGGATACGAGCCCCCCGTCGTGTCTGGATGTGCGTTGCCTCCAGCTAAACCAACACCTATCCCGCCACCAAGGCGGAAGAGGCTCATACAGCTGGACGAGTCTGCTGTATCGCAAGCTCTACAACAGCTGGCTGATAAGGTGTTTGTGGAGGACACTAGCACCTCAGAGCCGAGCTCCGGCCTCGGAGGGTCAATAGCCGGCCCATCATCTCCTGACCCGACAACAGCAGATGACACGTGTTCTGACGCGGGATCCTTTAGCTCAATGCCCCCCCTCGAGGGGGAACCTGGAGACCCAGACTTGAGCACTGGTTCCTGGTCCACTGTTAGTGAAGAGGACGATGTCGTCTGTTGCTCTATGTCATACACTTGGACGGGGGCCTTGATCACACCATGCGCTGCTGAGGAGGAGAAATTGCCAATAAACCCTTTGAGCAATTCTCTCATAAGACACCACAACATGGTCTACTCCACGACATCACGTAGCGCCGGCCTTCGCCAGAAGAAAGTCACATTTGACAGACTACAGGTAGTTGACCAACACTACCAAGATGTCCTAAAGGAGATTAAGCTCAGAGCATCGACCGTGCACGCCAGGCTCCTATCCACCGAGGAGGCCTGTTCGCTCACTCCACCGCACTCAGCCCGATCAAGGTATGGGTATGGAGCACGGGATGTTAGGAGCCATACTAGCAAGGCCGTTAAACACATCGACTCCGTGTGGGAGGACTTGCTAGAAGACAATGCCACCCCAATACCTACCACTATCATGGCCAAGAATGAAGTCTTCTGTGTAGACCCGTCAAAAGGGGGTCGCAAGCCCGCGCGGTTAATTGTTTATCCAGACTTATCCGTGCGGGTTTGCGAGAAGATGGCACTCTACGATGTGACGCAGAAGTTGCCTAAGACCGTGATGGGATCTGCATACGGTTTCCAGTACTCCCCCTCCCAACGGGTAGAGTACTTGCTCAAAATGTGGCGCTCGAAGAAAACGCCAATGGGGTTTTCATATGACACCAGGTGCTTCGATTCGACCGTCACCGAGCGGGATATCCGAACTGAAGAGGACATCTACCAATCTTGCCAACTAGACCCTACCGCGAGGAAAGCAATATCATCCCTCACAGAACGCCTCTATTGTGGTGGCCCGATGTTTAACTCCAAAGGGGAATCATGTGGCTATCGCAGATGCCGTGCCAGTGGGGTGCTCACTACCAGTTTGGGGAACACCCTCACTTGTTATCTTAAGGCACAGGCGGCGTGTAGGGCAGCCAACATCAAAAATTTTGACATGCTGGTATGCGGAGATGATCTGGTGGTCATTTGTGAGAGCGCCGGCGTACAGGAGGATGTCGTAGCACTGAGAGCGTTTACAGACGCTATGATCAGATACTCAGCTCCCCCAGGAGATGCGCCACAGCCCACATACGACCTTGAGCTGATAACATCATGCTCGTCCAACGTCTCCGTAGCCCACGATGGCACCGGACAGAGATATTACTACCTCACCCGTGACTGTACCACTCCACTTGCGCGAGCTGCTTGGGAGACAGCTCGCCATACCCCTGTCAATTCGTGGTTGGGCAACATCATCATGTACGCCCCCACAATATGGGTACGCATGGTCCTCATGACCCATTTCTTCTCCATCCTCCAATGCCAGGAGCAGTTGGAGGCGGCACTTAATTTTGACATGTATGGGGTAACCTACTCCGTCACTCCACTCGATCTCCCTGCAATCATTCAACGACTCCATGGTATGGCAGCTTTTTCCCTACATGGGTACTCTCCAACTGAACTCAACAGGGTGGGAGCGAGCCTCAGGAAGCTTGGGGCGCCACCCTTAAGAGCTTGGAGACATCGAGCCAGAGCTGTCAGAGCCAAACTCATTGCCCAAGGTGGGAAAGCAGCGATATGCGGCAAGTACCTCTTTAACTGGGCAGTGAAGACCAAGCTCAAACTCACTCCATTGGCTGCGGCAAGCCAGCTTGATTTGTCAGGCTGGTTTGTCGCAGGCTACGACGGGGGGGACATTTATCACAGCGTGTCCCGGGCTCGACCCCGTCTGTTACTCCTTGGCCTACTCCTACTCACTGTAGGGGTAGGCATCTTTTTACTCCCCGCTCGGTAGACGAGCGGCCCTAAACAACACTCCATAACATTTTTTTTTTTTTTTTTTTTTTTTTTTTTTTTTTTTTTTTTTTTTTTTTTTTTTTTTTTTTTTCTTTCTTATCTGTCTATCCCTTAGACTCCTTCTTTGGTGGCTCCATCTTAGCCCTAGTCACGGCTAGCTGTGAAAGGTCCGTGAGCCGCATGACTGCAGAGAGTGCTGATACTGGCCTCTCTGCAGTTCATGT